AGGACACGGTAAAAGATATCCTAAGAAAGCTACTGAAAAGAAATCAAACAATCCAGTAAGATGTGTAAAAATCCCTATGAGTAATTTTACAAAAGAAGAAAATGAAATAGAGATCTTACCTATGAAGAGTAAAAAAGATATTCTTTAATGACAAAAGTTACAAAGATATATGGCCCTCCAGGTACAGGGAAGACAGAAAAATTAATTCGAAGAGCAATGGCCTACATAAGAGTTGGTACTCCTGTAAATAAAATAGGTTACTTTGCATTTACTCGTAAGGCAGCTCATGAAGCAAGAGACAGAATGCTCAAGAAAAATCCTGAATATAAAAAGAAACAACTTAGATATTTTCAAACATTACACTCTTTAGCTTTTCATAGTTTAGGACTCAGAGAAGAAAACGTTATGCAAGACTATCACTACAATGACCTTGGAAAACAATTAAGTATAAGAGTTAATGCTAAAAAAGATGCTGATGCCTCACCTTACTTAACCTGCGATAATGAATACTTTCAAATTATTTTAAAAGCAAAAGAAAAAGATATTCCGGTATGGGAAGAATATTGTACTGGTGAACATTCAACAAATGTAAAACCTGATTTGTTAAAACACATTGAAGCAAACTACAATCACTACAAACATCCAGACATAAACAACTTAGTAGATTTTACGGATATGATTCACGATATTGTACAACAACCAAACAAAGTTCCAAACTTTGATGTAGTCTTTATTGATGAAGCCCAAGATCTATCACCTATACAATGGAAATTTTATGACATATTAAAATCTAAATCAAAAAATATTTATTTAGCTGGGGATGATGACCAAGCAATATATGGCTGGGCAGGTGCAGATGTAGATAGATTCATTCAAGAACCTGCTACAGAAAAAGTATTGTCAAGATCAAGAAGAATTCCAAAAGCAGTGCAGGACGTATCAGAAATTATTACTGCAAGAATCGCAGGACTCAGAGCGACTAAAAATTATTTACCAAGAGATGAAGAGGGATTGTGTAGTAAAATCAATAGTTTAGAAAATGTAGATCTTCACCAGGACAACTGGTTAATACTAACTAGAACCTTATCCAGGGCAAAAGAAGTATGTGATCTTTTAAAAGTAAAAGGTTTGTACTATGAAAACAGACATCAAAAAAGTTACAACACTAAACTTTACAAAGCAATTGTTAATCACAATAAATGGTTAAATGGTGAAACAATAACTGATACGGCCAGAGCAGATATAATAGAATATTTAGGAAACAGAGAACTTATAAAAGATAGAAATAATTATAATTTAAAATGGTTTGAATGTTTCGATAATGCATCTGCTGAAGAAAAAATTTATATAAGACTAATGTTGTCAAATAAAGAAAGATTAAGTGATGATGCAAGAATTAAAGTATCTACTATTCATGCTGCAAAAGGTGGTGAATGTAAGAATGTAATTTTAGTATTGGACAATGCTAAAAAGATAAGAGAAGCTACTACCAAAAGTATAATAAAGCGTGACGAAGAGCATAGAGTATGGTATGTAGGTTGCACGAGAGCAAAAAGAAACTTATATTTAATGAGAGCAAAAATAGAACGAAAGGGATATTTACTATGACAGCAGAAGATATATTTAAAGAATCATTTCCACAATACACTCAGGTAGGCGGGAATCACTATACAAAGTTTCCTATTCAACCTTATGAGTTTATTTCTAAAAATGATTTATCTTTTTTTCAAGGCAACGTTGTGAAGTACGTTTGTCGTTATCAGAGAAAGGGAGGCATAGAAGATCTTAAAAAGATTGTACATTATTGTCAGTTAGAGATGTTAAAAATTAACGACATGAAAAAGAAAAAGTAATGCCAAAAAAATCAACGGTAAGAAAAACAATTAAGTTTGCTAAAAATAAATTTAATTTAGAAATTTATCTTGGATTAGAGAAAGACATTGCATGGGAAATATTTCCTCATGACTACAATGCAGCTTTATATGCATTTAGTAACAAAGATAAGATGACCAAAACAATACAAAACAAATATGTGTATGAGGTAAAAAAATGAAGGTGCCTTTATTTGAAGCACAGACAGAATGGAATGAACCAGAAGAATATCCGGATTTAAGAAAATACGACGAGATCGCAATTGACTTAGAGACAAGAGATCCAGACTTAAAATCTAAAGGTAGTGGATCTATTATTGGTAATGGAGAGGTCGTAGGTATTGCTGTTGCTGTACCAGGTAGAAAATTTTATTTTCCAATTGCTCACGGATCAGGGCCAAACATGAATCGTAAAAAAACTTTAGAATGGTTTAAAGATGTTTGTGAGTCAGACGCTATAAAAATATTTCACAATGCAATGTATGATGTGTGTTGGATTAAATCTATGGGTTTAAAAATTCAAGGACAAATAGTAGACACTATGATTGCAGCATCATTAATTGATGAGAATAGGTTTCGATTTGATTTAAATAGTTTATCTTGGGATTATTTAGGTCATGGTAAAAATGAAGCTGCATTAAATGAAGAAGCAAAGTCTAGAGGATTAGATCCTAAAGCAGATATGTGGCAACTGCCAGCAATGTACGTTGGATCTTACGCAGAGAAAGATGCAGAGCTTACTTTAGAACTTTGGCAAATATTTAAAAAAGAATTATTACATCAAGATGTTGAATCTATTTTTGAACTTGAGACGGATTTATTCCCTTGTCTGGTAGATATGAGATTTCTTGGGGTGAGAGTGGACGTTGAAAGAGCTCATAAATTGAAGCAACAATTAACATTGCAAGAAGAAACATTACTCCACCAAATAAAAAAAGAAACAGGAGTAGATGTTCAATTAATGGCTGCACGAAGTGTTGCCAAAGTTTTTGATAAACTTGGTTTAACTTATGAAAGAACTGCGAAATCACAGGCACCTTCTTTTACTAAAAATTTTATTTCTAATCATGAACACCCTGTAGTTAGAATGATTGCTCAAGCTAGGGAAGTTAATAAGGCTCATACTACATTTATAGATACCATAATAAAACATGAACATAAAGGTCGTATCCATGCTGACATAAACCAGATTAGATCCGATCAAGGTGGAACTGTAACAGGACGATTCTCTTATTCGAACCCTAATTTACAGCAGCTTCCAGCCAGAAATAAGGACCTTGGACCTCTAATTAGGTCTATTTTTATACCCGAGAAGGGCCATAGATGGGGTAGTTTTGACTATTCTCAGCAAGAACCTAGGTTGGTAGTGCATTATGCAGCTTTACACAAATTTCCGTCTGTAAATGATGTAATAGATAATTATGAAAATGATACCTCAACGGACTTTCACCAGGTCGTAGCAGACATGGCAAAGATTCCAAGATCACAAGCCAAAGTAATTAACCTTGGATTATTCTACGGTATGGGTAAAGCAAAACTCCAGGCCGAACTAGGTGTATCAAAAGACAAAGCAGCAGAATTGTTCGATCAATACCACGCTAAAGTTCCCTTCGTTAAGCAGTTAATGAATAGTGCTTCCAATCGTGCCCAAGAGCGTGGTCAAATTCGAACTCTCTTGGGACGATTGTGTAGGTTTCATTTGTGGGAGCCTAATCAATTCGGTATGCACAAAGCATTGCCACACGAAGAAGCATTACAGGAACATGGACCAGGGATTAGAAGAGCGTTTACCTATAAATCATTAAATAAATTAATTCAGGGAAGTGCGGCGGACATGACAAAAAAAGCCATGTTAGATTTATATAAAAATGATATAATAGCACACGTACAAATTCATGATGAACTTTGTATTTCTGTAAAGGATCAAAAACAGGCAGATAAAATTGTTGAGATCATGCAGGATGCAGTTACTTTAGAAGTCCCCAACAAAGTAGACTGTGAGTTAGCAAACACTTGGGGAGAAATTAATGGTTGATTATGGCTTATTTAAATGCGAACATACCGCCAATTTACGCACAAATTAGAAGGGAGTATTTGTATGACTGTAAAAAACATCACGGAGAAGTTGAAGACTGTATTATCTTTGGTATTACCTCTTTGGGAGGTCGTGCTATCTTATGGCATGCGCTTATGGAAAATGGTGCAATCTTTTATCGTCTCCCAATTACGGCTTTTATACAACGTGGTTATGAACCCAAGTCTGTTCCATCCAAGAGACTTGATGAACTGGAACTTTGGAATTCTTTTAGTTATTATCCTACTGTTACTAGTTGGTCTATTTTAACAGCATCCTCTGGTAAATATATAGGTAAAGATAAAAAATGGCACCATGGACAGTATTTATTTACTGTTGACTGGGGACATCCAGATAGTAATATACTTGACACCGATCATTCGGAAATACCGCACGAACATAAGTGCGCTCACATAATTGCATTAGATGATGGTAATTATGCAGCACAACCAAACAACAGATGTATATGGGACTTACCTTCTTTCACTGTGAAAGATAACATACCTGATTGGAAAGTGCAGACAAATGAATGGAACGTAGAAGATACGGGTAAATGGAAAACAGAAGACACCGATAATTTCTTTTACGAAATTGAGGAGAAAAAACATGATTAATATAGCAAATGGAATATGCCTAGACTGCGGACACAGACATAAAGGTATTGCGGAATGTAAATTTTGTGACTGTGTTTGGGAAACAGTAACACTAGACCACAATTGGATAGAAGCCATTAAGAGTTGGTGGAAAAAAATCATCAATTGGTTAACGTAATGACAGAGGTGGCCAGGATGAATTATTATTTTACAGGTTTACTAATAGTAATGTTGGTTACATTAGCCCTATGCGGAGGACCAGGTGGCCAATAAACCACTCAACATATCGGAATCAGCCGCTGTGCAAATGCCGATGAAGACGGTTGCTAGTCTAATTTTTGTCGTAGCAGCCGGCGTTTTCGCTTATACGGAGCTGACGGCGAGGTTAGTATCGTTAGAGACATCAAGAGAATTATTCGAAAATGATTTGTTAAAAAAATCTGAACAGGTGCCCGTCGATCAGGAGCAACATTTTTTGTTGGAAGATCTTTATAAGTCCGTAGAGAAAATGGAAAAGACTCAAGAGATGAATATGACAAACAAAGTTAATATAGAATTTTTAAGTGAACAATTAGATAAAGCATTAAAAGATATTGAGAATTTAAAAGATAAAGTTAGAGAAAATGGAAAGGGATATGAATGATTTTAGAAGTTGTAGCTCTTCTTATGATTGTCAACGGCGAGATCAAGGAACACAGAATTCAAATTGATCCTGACACAGGAAAACATTCAATGGCGATGTGTTTAAAAGGTAAAAGATATGCTAAGAGAACTGAAACAGGAAAAAATATACAGCTGCAGTGCATCAAGTCGATGGCTGAGGTCGAAAAAAATATTGATGGATCTTTATCTATAAAAAAGTTAATATTAAAATAATGAATCTTAGTCGAAATTTTTCCCTCCAGGAATTAACCAAATCGGACACAGCGATACGTAAAGGCATTGACAATGAGCCTAACGCTGATCAGATAGATAAATTAAAAGCATTGTGTGAAAATATTTTACAGCCGGTACGGGACCAATTCGGAAGAGTGAAGGTCACTAGCGGTTACAGGTCACCAGAACTCTGTGCTGCCATCGGCAGTTCAATTAATTCACAGCATGCAAAAGCTGAGGCGGTTGATTTCGAATGTCTTGGAATTGATAATGCTGAAGTAGCAGATTGGGTTAAAATGAATTGTGAGGTAGATCAATTGATTCTCGAGTATTACACGCCTGGCGAACCTAACTCGGGATGGATCCACGCAAGCTACATACCTTTTAATCCTAGGCACCAATATCTACGAGCATACCGTGAAGATAAAAAAACTAAATACAAACCAATAATAGGAAAGGCAGTAGATCTTGTCTAAAACATTTAAAGTATTTTCTAAAATAGATACTGTTCACGGTGTCTGTGAAGAGTGTAATGAAGATACTATATTAGTTGCTATTGTTACTGAGTTTTATAGATGCACTAATTGTGGAGCTGATACTAGACAACATGTCAATGGTAGTATAAGATATTTAAAGTTAGATGAAAGCGATAAAAAATGGATAAAAGATAATATTAAAAATGGCTAGGAAGTTTAAAGATTTTGTAGTACGTGATAAACCTAAGAAACGACCTCGACGTCATAAGAAAAATTTAAATAAAAATGAAAGAACACATCATAAAAAATATAACCGACAAGGCCGACGCTCTAGCGGTAGAATATAATAAAACTAAATGTTTCTCAACTCGAGAAAAATAGTTTCTTTTGGTTCGTTCTCTTGATCGTCTGTTTTTTGACAAGAAAATTTCGGATACAACTCCAAAGCTTCTACAGCATCAGGGGAGAAAACCTCTTGATCAAATAAAATAGAGTAAGACTCACCTAATCCTTTTTGTACACACTCGGAATGACTCTTATAAAATCTATCATACTGGTGCTCTTCAAAAGGCACCTCTGCACAATTTTGTGTGATAACGGAACATATCCAAATAGTTAAAAAAAATTTCATAAAGCTTGACACAAAGAAGAATATTTTGTAGGATATCCTTATATTAAAAATGAAAGGATATAACAAATGACTGATTTTAGCAAATACAAAAACATCTCTATAAAAAAAGAGACGTATGCGAAGATTGACAAAATTAGAAAAGTGTTAGTACCTGATGATCCCGAAGTATCGAGAGCGCAGGTGGTGACTATTCTAGTAAACAAAGAAGCCAAAAGATTAAATGGCAAACTTAAAGACTAACCAATACAGGAGAAAGTATGAAATATACAGTGGTAAAAAGAATACACTTTTCACATGCAAATGATTGTGTGAGTGTAATTAAAGAAGCAGAAACATTTGAGGATGCTATGAAGTTTAAAGTAGCAGCAGAAATGTTAGAGGCAAAAGACTCAGAGCATATTATTCAAATTTTAATTAGTACCGATGATGCTTTTGACTTTACACGAAAGCCCTTACTGTTAACTGACGAAGTAAAACAAGCATCGTGACGGAACTTAGAGACGAACATTTGGAGGTTATAAGTCGAAACAAAGCTATAGCTTACACAAAAGACAATAGTGATAAGTTATTAAAAGCCCGTGAGATTTATAACCGAACCAAAGGTCTGCAAGATATATCGGAGCATGAACTCAAAAAATT